CTTCTTTTGGTGCATTAGTTGCTAATAGTTTATAAAACTTCTTTGCATATTCTTGCTTTTCTGCTTCTGGATCAATTGCAATACTCAATGCATAAACTGTGCGATAAAGCGTGTTAATAACTTTATCTAAATCCATATCTAACCAATTACCGCCAGGACTACGAATCTCAATACGATTATCTTTGGTGTTGATACTGGTAAACTTATCAGTATTAGTATCGTGAATCATCTTACTAACAGTTTTGTTTAAGTTAGTGCGAATCATACTAATTGTTTGTTCTGCTTTGCTTGGATCACGCTTGATTACAGTGGCTACTTTATCTAATGCACTTACTGCATAATTATTACCAAGACGACCGAATGTATCAAGAACATACTTGTCTCCTAAAAACAGTGCCATCTTTACATAATCAAGATTTTGCAAACTATAACCAGGCAGACTTACATTCATATGCAGACCAGTGGTTTTATTGGTATAAGCATTTCCACTCTTTGCCCACGCCGCAACTTTCTTTATTACATCTACCATTTGCGGAATAGTTAGTGGTGGACTTACAAACTCCCAACCTTCACCACCACGACCGCTGCTTGCATGCAAACTACTATCTGGTTCAACCTTAAAGTAATTAGGTTTTTGGCGTTGGGTGTGATAACCACCACTTACTTGTATATCATAACCTACGGCTTGACTAAAACTACGTGCAGGCGGACCATCGCCACGACCACGACTACTATCATAATCTGGTTCTGTCCAGTGCGGCCAATTTATAGTTCCACTAAAATAATTGTGAATGTCACTATATGTATCACCACCAATAACACTATCTAAAAAGTCTTCTACAAGTGAGCCGTCTTCGCTTGCTTTATCATACCACTTTTCATAGTTTTCACGAGTGAAACGCATGTAAGCATCAATTGGTGGTATTTCAGGAAATAATTCACCTTGCTTTTCATAATCACGACCATAGGTTTTATCTAACCATTGTTGATAACGTGTATCGCCACTATTTCCACGGACATTAACATCAGCACTATTTGCCCAATTATCAAACGCAATTTTAGCATAAGTTTCATATTCACCAGCAATACTTTCTTGAACTTGTTGTATATCACGGCGAGTATTATGGTCACCACGGAAGAAATCCATAATTGCATTTTGTAAGTCAGTTAAACTTTCTGCATTTATATTAGCATCTTGGTCATAATCTGGTTCGCTGTCAAAGTCTTCATATGGATCATAGTCATCGTCATCTTCAAACTCGGTGCAAATAAGTTCAAACTCTAAACCAGCACGTGCAAGTGGTAGTGCATCAACTGCTTTCTTTAATGCACCTGAACTCATTGCAACTTCGTTTAACAATTCTTCTGTAATTAAATTACCATCACCAAGCACTACATCCTCAAGCCAAGGAATCTTTGGACTGTGTTGATCTCCACGGGGATATTCATCCCATGGAAACTTTGCAACTTGACGATCAGTTAATGTAGGACCACCGCCAACTGTTCCAAGAATACTTGGTGCGTGTTCGCTTTGCTTTTGTGGTCCAAGTAAGCGCATAAACTTTACCTTGTCTCTTGGCATTACATAATCATAAGAAAGTTGGTTATCAATTGTTCCATCAATAATTATATCTACTGCAATGTTTTGGAATCCAAGTGCGGTTTGTGCATATACACGATAAGTCTTTCGCAGATCAGGCAACGTTCCTTGAACAAAGAATGTGACAGTTGCTTTTGCAAATCGCACATATCCAAGTTTAAATGCTGCTTCATATCCATCTATACCTTGGCTATGTAGATAACCTTCGTGATATTCTGGTGGAACATAAACAACTTTACGATCAGGCAATATCCAACCATGTGTTTCATTTGGGTCAAGTGCTTCTTCAATGCTTTCAGCCTTTTGCATCCACTTACTTTTAATGTATTCAATTACACCCATAGTATCTTTAATATTATTCTGCTGCATGAATCGCACAATCTTGCGACCATTTTCATAATCAGTATCACCAGGTTTACGTGAATTGCTTAATTCTCTACGTAAACCAAAGTCATCACCATCAATATTATAATAACGCAAGTCAAACAATATCTTGCTTGCTTCTTTGCTTAATGTTGAACGATTCTGTCCAAATAACAATTCAACATAAGGAGCCAAATAACTTTTTCTGCTATATTGCTTACGTGATGGCTGTGGACCTTTAAGGATATTCTTTGCCGCACCAATTGTAATACTCTTTGCAGTATTTTGTAATCTCCATGCTTCTTCATCGGCATAAAGATATGTTGGAATACCACGCTTCTTTGCTGCAAGTAATACACGGCGCACCGCTGGACTTTGGAACTCATGTTGTTCTTTAATAAGAACGTGAACACTCATCACTGGTGTAATTGCAATAGTGCCATCACGACTGAATACACGGTCTTCACTTTCACGGTGACGTGTAGTGCTTTGGTCATTCCAGTAATCAATTGGTTTTACTTTATAATTTTGGTTTAACCAACGACCATCTAATACAAACATAACAGCACTGTTGCCAACATATTTGTGATAACCACCACTACGACTGCGTGTAGTGCTTAAAAAGTATGGATAACCTTTTGGTTGTAGTTTATATTCCCAATCACTGCCAACAGTGTTACTTAACTTAAACTCACCACTTGTTAATATTTCAGCTGCAGCAGTTGTTCCTGTGTAGTGGTAAAGAACATCAGTTGCTAATTCAGTAAGTGGTTCAACACCTTCATCAAGTTGTGATTGTATAGTGCGAACAATTTGTGGTGATGCCTTACCACCTGTCCATTCAGTTTCAATACTGCCATCACTGTTCATCCAAAATAATGCTGCTTCACCATTGTCAATAGCATCAAGATAACGGTCAGCAACATAGAAATTATGATGGAAATCATTTTCTGCAGCCTTTTCATATGTATAGGTTGCTAAAACATGACCATCTCGTGTATCAAATACACCAATGTAAAATGGTTTACCCTTGTAACTACCTATGTTCTTATTAGTGCTTTCTTCTAAATCTTTACGATGACTACGCTTGTAATATGAACACCAACCATTTGCGGCAATCTTGCCACTTACAGCACTGCAACCTTGTGGTGGACGCCACATAGTGCAATGATCGCAACGTTGACCATTGCGAGGCATATCCTGATACTTTGCAACTGATTTAGTTGACTTTTCTGCGGCTTCATTGACTTTGTTTTTGCTAATTTCTTCAATGTCACTGTCAGGAACTAATCTTGCGGGTATACTATCTTTTTTAAGTGTTTTATATGCCCAGAATCTATGATGTCCATCTAATACTTGATAACCGCTCTTATACTTGCGAACTAAAATAGGTGGAATATTTTCATTCTTTTTAATACCATCTATAATTTTCGCAACATTTGCTTGGGCTTTTGGCGATTTCATCTTTTCATCTGGTTCAAACCCAACAAGTTCTTTTGTAGGAATGTTGATAATCGGCAATGAATCAAACCCGCTATCATCTACTTCTGCACCAAAATAGTCTGGATCAGTATATAGTTTTACTTTACCTTCGTTCGCCAAGTCAGGTGCAACCATGTAACTATTCTTGCTGACTGGTGGGAACTCAAAACGCTGCGCACCTTTTTCACGGGCAGCAGCACGAGCCTTTTTAAACTGCAGAGTCCACCAACGACGATTGGTATAATCCTTATTGCCCATATAGGCTTTTGGATCAGCGATGCGCAACTCTGCCCATTGGTCTGGTGTTAGGTCTTCGTCTAATTCATACTTTGGTAAACCGTATAAGTCTAAATCAATGCCATGTGTAGAGCCATAATAGGTATCATCTACATTTGGTTTATATGGTTTACGACCAACCTTTACAAGTTTTGGTAAATCATCCCAATCACCACCAATGCCTGGTGCTTCACCAATGGGCTTTGCATAAGTTTGTGCAAATATATCTTTCTTAACTACGCCATAATCATTAGGACCATGCTTAACAATATAATCTGCACCAGCAGTATAGTTAAGTGGTTCACCCCAACTTGTATTCACTACGCCATCATGGTCTGCAAGTTTTGCAACTTTCATAATCTTTTTAGGTGTTGCAACACCATTGCCGCTGTCATCATATAGCGATGCAAACTTTTCTGGCGGCATAGGATACTTTTCACCTTTTGGTCCTGTTACGATTTTGTAACCAGCCTTATATTGCACTGGACCTTCAAGAGTTTGTAGCGTTCCATCACTGCTTGCAGTTTCATACTTGATTGCTACTGGTTTCTTATATGTTTGGAAGCCATCGCTAAACCAACCATCATTGATTGCGGCTTCTGTAATGTTTTCTTCAACTGCTTCGCCTAATCCCAAACCAATACGCACTGCTTGCATAAGTGTTTTACCATCTACCATGATGTTTTGTGGGACTTGTGTAGCACGTTCAAATGCTTCTGGGTCGCCGCTCTTTGCTGCTTCACGTGCATTGGTAGCACTTGTTAGACGTGGACTTTCCATGAATGTAAGTGGTTCAAATTTATAGAAACCGTGTGCAACTTCTTTGCCATTATATTGTTCAAGCACTGGACGCATACTTGCCATATCGTCTTCGCCAGCAACAAATGTTGCACTACGAAAACCTTTTTCATAAAGATAAGCGGCGGCTTGTAGGAATGTTTTAATATTTGGATCTTCTACGATATGACCTTTGGTTTCTGGATAAAGTGTATAAAGCCAACGTAGTTTTAAATCATATGGCAGTGGATTTTTTTTCTTATCTTGTGATTTACTTAAAAAACCTGCCCATGCACCATTTTTTGCACTGGTAATTGTAGTTTGGATTAATCCCTGATGACCAAAATGTGGTGGATTTAGTCTGCCAAAGAAGAAAGAGATATGTGGTCCGCTTGCTTCTTTTAATGTGCTGTTAATAATTGTCATCATATAATCCAGATAAAATATTTATCTGGATTCATTTAGAACGATTTTTACTATAATAGCCATTCTTAATGGCTTTTATTGTTTTAAGAGCATGGTATCTTTGTTCTAAATCACCCTTTTTCTTATATTCTGGGCTTTTAAAATGTGGATTAGCATCAAGTTCTTTGTGTTGTCTTACTAAATCTTCTTCTGTATCGTTATCATATTCATGTGGTCTGTATGTTACCACTTGATATGGGAAATGTATTCCCTTATTCATTGTTGCAAGATTTTGTTCTACCCAATCTGCACCAATACGATCAGCTTCATCTTGAGAATCTGCACTAAAAGTATCAACTGTTCTGTATGAACGTTGGTTGTATGCATTTGGAAATAATAATTGTACAGCATACGTTTGTTGAGTATCTTCGCCAATTATTTCACTATAACGCATCTTATATTCCTTTAAGTATTATTTATTAGGTTGGTGTCCAACGATGTCTTGGAACTAACTTGACATTTGGTTCACCAGCTTTACCATAAGCAACATAACCCTCACCACCAGGCTCCCCTTTTGTAGTTTGTGTAATATCACTTGGTTCACTATCAATTTGTTGAATGATGTTATTCTTAATAGCACGTAGATTTTCTAATACATTAAATGTAGCAAGGAATCCACGACTATTCTTGTTTACCCATTCAGTAATCTTGTTCTGCATAGGAACACTTTGGCGACTGCTTGGTAACCATTCTAAAAACTTGTTAGCAAGTCCAGTTGTAATACCACTACGTGCCATTTGATTATTAAAATTATATAGCACTTGCTTAAATCCAGACATCTTCATAGCAGCAAGATTCTGGTCATTTAAGAAATTATCAATGCCAATTTTATTTGTGGCAACATACTTCTGTAAATTAGCAAGTGCAGTTGTATCTATTTGCGGCTGTGATTGTGCATAACGTGGACCTAATACAATCAAGCCAGCAGTTTTATTAAATGCTGTAAAATCATTTATAGGTTGTTGCTCATCATCACTTAAACCAAACTCTGGGAAGTAAGCATGACCAACAGCTGCTGCTGTGCTTTTTGCAATACGTTGTCCAAGTTCACTATTTGCCTTAACACTGTATGTTACATTGTTTGGTGTAAATGTGTAAGCACCGTCTTTAAGTGGTGGACGGTTCATATAAAGTAAATCAGCATATACATAACCACGAAATTCACGTGGTGTAGCTGCTTCAAATAGCGGCCAAAGACTTGCAAATTGTGTAGCAAATGCTTGGCGTTGTTTAATTTCTTCTGGTGTTTCTGCTTTACCAGTTTGCATAATAAAACGTGCAAGGTCACGTGCACTTTGTGACTTGCCATCAATGGTGCGTTTTAACCAACCATTGTGACCAACCATGATGAATTTACCATCAGGTTCACGTCCCCAATATACTTGTGGCTTGCCATCCCATTTCCAACGTATGTTTTGCTGTGGATTTTTAGCAATTTCTGCAAGTTTGTTTATTGCAGTAGTTGCACCTAAACTACCACTGATAAGAACCAAGTCTTCAATATGTTGGAAAGCACGACCAACTTTGGCTGCTTCTGTGATAATTTGATTTATTTGCATTACCTAATATTTATAGGTTTTCAAGGAACCAGATATAGGTAGGAACAGTGAAGTTTAGTCTCCACTCTCCGTTCCATCCTAAATTTTTATAACTTTCTGGAAGTGGTTCTTCTTCATAAACAAATTCTGTAGCAGTTTGTTTATGATATTTTCCAAGTTGATAAAATAGATAATCTAATTCAATTTCATCAATTTCTATTTGTTTAATATTTAATAATTGGTCTGCAAGTATATTACCGTTTTCATCAACGGGTGTGTGACGATTCTGTTTATCGACGAGTCTTATCTGTAAAACATGATCGCCTTCAATTAAATCTTTGCTAAAAGTGATGACTTTTTCATCACCACTTTCTTCTTTTTCTACAACTTCACCAAATTCAATAAGTTCACCATCAAGTAAAACTTGGTATTTTGGCGGTTCATTATGCCAAACACTATCTAAAATAACTTTAAATTCTACAAGTTCACTATCAAGTTCTTCACTCATCGTTTAGCCTTTCTTTATGGCATCTTTGTTAATGTTTTTATTTAACTTTAATTTAATTGGTTGTGGTGCTGCACCTGGTGGTTGTGGAGCCTGACCGCCCTGCGGTTGTTCAAGTGGATATTTTGCATCTGGATTAAGATGATGTGGTCCACCGTTACTAACTTGATTTGTAAGAACCTTCTTAAGTTCTTCAACATTACCTTCATACTTGTGATAACCAGTATGGTCAAGTTTAATGCCTGTGTCAGCAAAAATTTTACCACCAGCCATACGCCATAGATAACAGAATGTCCAATCTTCGGAAAGATAGTTATCATCCTTGTCAATCATTGTATCAAACAAACCATACATAAGTGGTTCATACTGTTGACCAATACCGATATTATCACGATACTTTAATTCTGGATGTAGGTTAATAAGTTGCTCAATAACATGACGCTTTACCATCATGAAACCTGTGCCAAGTGTGCTAACTTCAACAAGTTCACCCATAGTAACTGGATTTGGAACAGTGTTAATAACATAACGAATTGGAATACGTTTCATTGGATAAACGCCACCAACAACATCTTGATTGGCAAGTAGTAGACGAATGATTGCTTCTGGATCAAAACCAAGGTCAACGTCAATAAACATCAAATGTGTAGCTGCTTGGTTAAACAAGAACTTTGCAACAAGGTTATTACGACCACGAGTAATAAGTGATTCATTAACCATTGTATCAATGCTATAGTTTAGTCCCATTTTACCAGCAATGATACCGAACTTAATCATTGCGATAAAAGTTGCTTCATTACATTGTCCACCATACATTGGCAAACAGAAATGAATATGTTGTTTTCTTAAAAAATCTAATGCATCTTGGGGTAAACCAAAAGTATTATCTTGTTGTGGTTGATTTAATTGTTCTGTCATTGATCTTTCCATAAAGTGTAGATATAATTAGTTATCTACTGCAAGCAGTATGACAGAATTTTTATGTATTGTAAAGAACTTGATTAATATTACCAGCAGTAAAGTTTGTAATATGTGCACGACACCATACAAAGTTTCCAGTAAAATTAAAAAAATAACTACCAGTGATTGGTGTAGTTCCATCACCAACAATAGTTGATGTAATATCAAACCAATCACTATCGGTTGGGTTTTGTAGTAATGATGCTTGAAAATCAATAATACCAACAAAATTAGTTAATACATAACTTATTGTATGCAAACCATCTGTGTAACCATAGTATCCATTACCTTTAACTTTGTCACTGCTCCAAGTTGTGCTACTGCCATTATATGGTCCATTTGCTTGACCATATGCAATAGAATTTAACACTACTTGTGGGATACTACTCATTATTATTCCGCTTTTTCAATTTCAACGATTACTTTTTCACCAACAAGTTCCTGAACAACTGCTTCAATGTTTTCAACAACATCACTACTGATGATTGTTTTTGAACTTGATTCTTTGTCAGCAACAAGTTTGCTTACTTTGATAATCAAAACTTCTTCGTAGATTTTTGCCATCTTATGACTCCATAGTATTTATTCGTGGTTTACGTCCACGCTTTTTACCACCACCACGTGCGGTGCCATTTGGTTTAATATCATAGGCAAGGCCAAGACGTGTAGGTTCCATACCATCAATTTCCATAATTTTATCAGTTGGAACACTGAATTTACGACCATTTCTATGACTTGCAATAAACTTAAAATTGTTATCTTCCCAAACTACATTATCTACATTTAAGAATAGTTCTTGTTCACCTGGCATACCACCAAAAACTTGAACAGGACATTTGGCAAGAATCCGTGTTTTTCTGTTAATTACTTTCTTTTCAATCAATGCACGTGTTAAATCGGTATTCATTATGCTTTACTCTCTTTCTTAACATGTTTATAAATCTTATGGACGCCATCCTGAAACATCATATACATAAGTGGAATATTGTCACCACTTTTGGCAAATACACGAACAGCACCATAATAATAACCACCACTTCCAATATAACCATCCACAATTTTCTCACACCAATGTGCAAGTTCATATGTCATGCTTAAATCGTCACTGTTGGTTTTTACAAAATTATATAATTCAATTAGATTATCTTTCTGTGTTGATCTGCCACCTACTCTCCAACCCCAATAGGTATGAAAATCAATTTGATATTTGATATCAGGATCATACTTTATTGCACTTATAAGTTTAACATCAACTGCAATATTGTCAAGTTTTTCCAACTCATCAACATATTGTATATTACTTGTTGTTAAACCATAAACATGTCCAAGCATTTCTGGATCATCAAGAAACGCATCAAGAAGTGATGTTTCATTAGTAAAAACACGCAAACATCCTTCCTTACGCACACGTGCGGTTGGATCAAGTTCTAATACTTTTTTTCGCAAAGGACTTGCATGAGTATAAGAAAAATTCCTTATACTACCATGCGGATCGCCAAGTTCCAAACGGAATCTATACTTGTTCTTATACCAAGTTTTAGCTTCACTTGTTACACGCCAATGTGGAAGTACACTCTTAAACTTTTCCTGATATTCAATCAGCGTTTGTTCTGTTACTGTCATTTTCTGCCATCAATTCTAACTTGTCATTGTGCAAGTCTACTTTGATTGTAACACTGGTTTGTGTTCTGTCAAATAGTATTTTCTTTGCTA